AACTATCTACACCACCAGATAACAGTACGGCAACTTCATCTTCTTTTGATTGTGCCTCTATAACTCTTTTTATTATTTGTTTGATTGACATAATATATTTTTGTAAATATTACTAGATAACTCTTTCATCATTAGTGGTGCAACCATACGACCAACTCTTTCTGCTTGTTGATCAAAATCCCCTTGTAATTTAAAATCATCTGGCAAACCCATTACTCTTTTTAATTCTTTAATTGTTAATTTACGATTACTGTCATAATGAAATACACCAGACAGACCTTTCTTTTGTCCTGCTTGTGTTACTGTTGGACAAGGTAGATCAGGTGCTGGTCGTATCATATTAAACATAGATTGTTTAGGATTGATATCTAAAAATTCTGGATCACTAGGTTTTCTATGTTTGTCTGGACTAAAAGGTAATAACTCAATCCACTTCTTTTGAAAACTACCTTGCACAAAATCTAATAACATTTGTACTTCTTCAGGATCGTTTTCTAAATCTTCTATGGCTTCTCTTAATGTTGGTTGTTTTGATTGTGGTTCTGGATATACAAAACTATCCATATTCATAAAGTTAATACCAACTTTCTCCATGATATCATTTCTAACGGCAACAAAGAAACATCTTTGTCTTGCCTGTGGTGTTCCATAGTCTGCGGCGTTTAACACTTTACCAACTGCTTCATAACCAATACTATCAAATTCATTTACAATACGATTAAAATATTCTTTTGCCTTACCCATGGTGATACCCGCAACATTCTCACCAATGATAACTTTTGCCTGAACATCTTTTGCAACTCTTGTAAACTCAAAGAATAGGTCTTCAATGTTATCAACTTGTTTATTGTCTGAATACTTTTTAGTTTTATCCCAACCCTTTTCTCTTTTACCTGCAACACTAAAAGCACTACAAGGTGGCGAACCATCAAGTATATCTAACTCGCCTTGTTGTATTCCTGCGGCCTTGAGTAAATCATGACCAGTCAGTTCTTTAATATCGTTAGGTAATATTGGCGTATCAGGATAATTAGATTTATATGTATCAATTGCACTTTCAACAAATTCATTAACTGCAAGTATATTACCACCTGCAAGTTTATAACCTGTTGAAGACCCACCACCTCCTGCAAATGTTGATATTACAGTAAATAGTTTGCGATCTGCTGATTTATATACATCTTCTAAAAAATACATAATGTGAGTATATCAGGTTATTATAGATTTGTCAAGGATGAAAAAGTCTTTAATTTTTCACGCTTTTTCTTCACCCTTGCCTCAATATCTTCATATTTTACTAACCCTTTTTCTTCAAGTAATTGCAACATACACATAACATCACCTGCTTCTTTTGTAAGATTTTGTAAGGCATCTGTGTCAAATTGAGGTTGAGTACCAAATCTTACAATTTTCATACATTCTTGGGTTAGTTCACCACATTCTTCAGCCATAATGGCAAGAAGTTCTGTTCGTTCTTGTACTGTCATTTTGGGTCTAAGTTTCATTCTACTACCTTTGTAAAGTTTCCTACCTTTTCATATTTTATTATATTCTTAAATCTGTCTGCTATCATATCTGTTTTGTGTGATATAATAAAGACATTCTCATTTTCTAATGTATTCAATATTTTTAAAAAATCATCTGTGCCTTGACCATCAAGACTACTATCAAATATCTCATCTAACATTAACAGATTACACGATATACTATTTTTCATCTTTGCAATAGCACGCCATGTAAACAATAATGCCAAATTAATTCTCATCTTTTCACCTTCACTAAAACTTGCATATGTAAATTCATCACGATATCTGCTTCTTATTGTTTCTTTAAACTCATTATCTAATTTAAAATTAACAAAGAAATCCATACTCGCTAGATACTTGTTAATTAATTGATTGATGATTGGTAGATACTGTTTTATAACTTTTGTCTTAATACCAGAATCCATTAACATTGTTTTGGCTGCTTGTAAATAATCAAGTTCTTCTGTTTTAATTAATTTGTTTTTTTCTTTTACAGAATGTTCTTCTTCTAATTGTTTTAGTTTACCTAATGCTTCACCGTCTTCACTAGATTGTTTTTTTAGTTCTTCAATCTTATGTGCTAGTTTTGTGTTAATATTATTTAACTCAACTTTTGATTGACCAAATTTAGCAATGTCAATTTCTGTTGTTCTTATATCTTGTTCAACACTTTTGATTTTATTTAATCTGTTAGAAATTACTTGTATTTCTTTTTGAACATCTTCCATTGCTTGATTCCATTTCATTAACTCTTTATTGTTTTCTGAAATCAATTTGTCTTTATTTGATAAAACTTGTTGACAGGTAGGGCAATTATTGTTGTCATCATAAAACTTTTTATGTTTATTACATTCTTTAAGTTTAGTATGAAACTGTGCTTGAAAATTATTAAGTTTGTCTATTTTATTGTTTGCACCATCTTTATCGTTTATTGATTCTTTAAGTTTTTGTATTTCGTGTTGTAATCCTTGTATGTGTGTATTATATTTGTCTATGGCACTTTTATTATGATCTATTTTTTGTATTTCACTTTGTACTTCTATATCTGATCTATTACTTAAATTATTGATATATTCTTTTTGTGTATCTATTTTATTGTGAACAATAGCCAACGCTCTTAATGTGTCTTTGACTTGTTCGTCCATTTCTTTTATTCTTATTTTTGTTAACATACTCATTACAGAAAATACTTTGATATCAAGTATGTCTTCTATAATTTCTCGTCTATGTGCTGTTTTTAATTCCATGAATGGAACAAAGGTAGATGCACCAAGTATAACAACTTGTGTAAAACTACGATAATTAAATTTAAGTATTTGTTGTTCTAATTGTTTTTGATAATCAGCAATTGTAGCATCTTGATTAAGTAATTCATCATTTAAATAAATCTCGAATATATTAGGTTTGATGCCTCGTCTAATTTTATAACGATTAGATGATATACGAAACTCTAACTCAACCTCTGTGCCACCAAGATTGATACTGTTGATTAATTGATCTTTCTTTATTTCTCTAAAAGGTTTATTAAACAAAGCAAAACACAAAGCGTCTAGTATAGTAGATTTACCTGCACCATTGTGACCAACAATTAATGTTGTAGAATTATCATTCAAATTTGTTTCAATAAAACTATTACCAGAAGACAAAAAGTTTTTCCATCTTATTTTTTCAAATATTATCATATCTCTAAATCTCCTGCTTCTGTGTATAATGATTTCATTAATTTTTTCAATCTACTTTTTTCTAAATCTGTTTCAAGTTCATCAATGTAATTATCCAATAATGTAGGTGTGTCTTCACTTTTTTCTGCAATATCATCTGCCACAGTAGAAGCATCTAAATCTGAATAATCTTCAATAATTTTTATATCATGTACATTAGTGTGTTTATAGAAACCATCAAGCCATTTATCAAACAAATAATAATCTTTTTTCTTTTCTACAATTACTTTGAGATATTTGTCTCTATGTTCATCATAATTGTAAAGAAGTTTATACTCGTTTTCTTCATCATTATAATATATCTTCTCGTGTATAGTAAAAGGATTCTTAATATATTTTAGTTCTCTTGTTTCTGTATCTAATATGTGAAACCCCTTTTGACAATTATAATCATTCCAAACAAATTCATATTGACTACCTAGATAAAAGATATGGCCATCATCAGATTTTTTATGAAAGTGACCAGATAATACTTTTTCAAATCTACGAAACAGTTTTTTATCTAATCCACTATCTGCAAATGCACCATTAAACATTTCAAAACCTTTGACTTCTAAATGACCTAAAACAATATCAGCACTTTCTTGTTCTAACATCATTGTTGTTTGTTCTAAGTTTTCTGGTGTGACCCAAGGAATATATAACATTCTCATGCCACCTTTTTCTATGACCGTAGGTTCTGCATAAACATTTCCCCAAGACATTAATTCTTGTGGAGCATTTATTTCATTTGTATTTTTATAATAGGTGTCGTGATTACCAATGATAATATCTACATTTAAATTCTTTATACGATTAACAAACTTATTGTTAAAATCGTTTAGTGTTTTAAAGTTTACAAATTTACGCCTATCTAATACATCACCTAGATGTATGACATTTTCAATATTATGTTTCTCTAAGTATGGAAAAAATATCTCTTCCCAAAACTTATAGAAATACTTAGCGTAATTTGGGTTATCATTACGAGCACCAAAGTGTGTGTCGTTAATTAAAGCAATTTTCATAATTTACATAAAAAATTCTAATTTAGTAATCTTCTTTCTTTTGAGTTTTGGTTTCTCTTTCTTTTCTGGCTCTTGTTCAATAATCATATTCTTTCTTAAAAAGTCAGCGTATGAGTTTTGATATTCCTCATTATCACCTTCTTGTCTAACGATTTCATCTAATCCAGATTTAAGTATGAGTTTTTGTTTAATTGTTGTTTGTTTCTTTTCTTTTTGTATTCTACGAATAAATGCATAGTATATAATCTGTGTAAAATATGCAAAAGGATTATTTGATTTTTCTGGATCAAAATTTGCTACATAAGTTAAACAGTTTTCTATACCATCAGATATCATATCTTCTTTGTATGTGTAGTTTATAAAATTTGGTCTGTAAGATAAGTGATTTGCAATCTTTAAAAAACATTCACCTATGTAATCGCTAATGGGTGGATCTTTTCTATTTCTATTTCTTGCGGATAATACTTTCTTACGATACTTTTTCATTTCTTCTAGAAATTTTTTATTATCTACATAATGCTCTGTCTTTTTTCTTTTCAATTGTACAGTCATAGTATTACTCCTAAATTTAAATTATTCTATCAGGATATAGTATATTTGTCAAGGGTTATATACAAGATTTAGTAAAATATTTTTTTTTGAATTTTTTTCTTGACAAATGACATTTTGCCTTGTATAATCCGGTATGTCCGGTTTGCAAGAGATATAGTATTAGTGAGACTTAATCTTACCTCTTAGATACTGTATCGTTTGATAGTATTCTTCATCTGACATTTCATCTAATACTTGTTCAAATGGTTTATCTGATTGACCTTTTGAAGGTAGAGGTTGTAATTCTTTTTTCATTGACGGATATAATCCCATTCTAACATTATTATAATATTCTGTCAAGTTATCATTTGGTTTTCCTATTGTCATTATATGAGTTTTGTGTAATGAATACACTTTATCTATTGTTTGAAAAGTCCAAGGTGTAAGTGACATTCTTTCTTCAACAAAATATGTTTTATTATCAACAGCATTTTCATGTATTCTTATTTTATAAGGTTCATGTAATCTAACAAAATCAGAGCCTTCTTCGACTGTCATACCAGCAATTACTTGCTGATTGTTTGATAACATGATTACTCTTGGACTAGGTATTGTTGTTGTTTTTGTTTCTGTCATATAAGTATTTATCTTATGTCAACATGATCAAGTTCATAGTCAAGTTCTTGTTCAGAATACACATTTATTCTTTCCATAAAGTGACTAAGTGTAAAGTTTCTTTGTTCTTTCCATGAGAAATCATCAGCAATATCATACAAAGTTGCTTTAACTTTATTGTCACCAAGACGCAACCCACGACCAAGAGACTGTAAAATTCGTACTTTAGATTTGGTAGGACTTGCAAATATAACATTGTGAAGATTCCTAATATTGATACCAGTAGAAAAAGTTCCATAACTCGCAACGATAATGGCGTTGTTTTCATTTTCTGTAATACT